CATACATTGATTATGAAATGCAGTTTGAGAAAACATTTCTAGATCCAATTAAAGTTGTATTGAACTGTATGAATTGGTCTACAGAAAAAACAGTTTCACTTTTTGACTAAGGAAAAATATGAGCATCCTTGAAAAAATTAAAAAGAATAGTAGCATCAAAGAATCAGCTATTCTTTCAAAATCCAAATTCTTTACTGAAAAAGATATGGTGTCAACCTCGATTCCAATTATTAATGTGGCATTAAGTGGAAGATTGGATGGTGGTTTGACACCAGGTTTGACGATGTGGGCCGGTCCATCTAAACACTTTAAAACTGCGTTTAGTCTACTTATGGCGAAGTCTTACTTGGACAAATACGAAAACTCTGCATTGCTTTTCTATGATTCTGAGTTTGGTACTCCACAATCTTACTTTGATACATTTGGTATTGATAAAGATCGAGTCCTACATACTCCAATCACTGATGTTGAGCAACTTAAATTTGACATCATGAATCAGCTACAGAATTTGGAAAGAGGTGACAGGCTGATTATCGTTGTTGATTCTATCGGCAATCTTGCATCGAAGAAAGAAGTTGAAGATGCTCTTGAACAAAAGTCTGTTGCTGATATGTCAAGAGCGAAACAAATCAAATCTCTTTTTAGAATGATTACGCCACATCTTTCACTGAAAGATATACCAATGGTTGTAGTCAATCACACTTATAAAGAAATTGGAATGTTTCCCAAAGATATCGTTGGTGGCGGCACAGGTTCATATTATTCCGCTGATAATATTTTTATCATAGGTAGACAACAAGAAAAAGAAGGCACAGAAATTGTTGGCTATAACTTTATCATCAACGTAGAAAAATCCAGATATGTCAAAGAAAAATCTAAAATTCCTGTTACTGTATCTTTTAATGGTGGTATTAGCAAATGGTCTGGCTTATTGGATATCGCACTCGAATCTGGGCACGTTATCAAACCATCTAACGGTTGGTACTCAAAAGTAAATGTTGATACCGGCGAAATTGAAGATAAGAAATGTCGAGAGAAAGATACTGATACAAAAGATTTTTGGATGCCAATCTTGAAACAAAAATCTTTTAGAGATTATATCGAGAACAAATATCGTGTTGCTTCCGGTGATATTATTCAAATTGAAAAAGAGGTGATAGAAGATGAAAACATTTAAGGAAGGAGTCGATTTCAATTATGTCATTCCAGAGGATGAACAAACAACTGTCGGTATAAAATTATTAACTGGTCAATATAAAGATGTGACTTATCAATATGGTAAAGTGAAGTTCGAAGAAGAGAAAGAAGGTGACATTTATTTAAAATTCATTTATAATGTCATTGAATCTCCTTATGAAGGATTGAATGAAGACCTTTCATTTAAAAATTATATTGGTGATATACTCGTTTCGATAATTTCTGAAAATGTTAATAAAGGGATGATTGATGAAACTGGAACAGACTATTTTGAGGAACCTGATTCAAAATGAAGAATATCTTAGAAAAGTTTTACCTTTCATAAAAGCTGAATACTTTTCGGATAATATCGAAAAGATCATTTTCAATGAAGTTTGTTCTTTTACGAATAGTTACAATACGACCCCAACTATCGAGGCTTTGATTCTTTCTGGTAAAGAAAATAAAAGCCTCACAACAGACCAGCAAAAAAAGTATGAAGATGTTCTAGGTGAAATTCAAAAGACCATCCGGGAAACAGAAAAAACAGAACAGAGATGGCTTGTTGATAAAACAGAAAAATTTTGTCAAGAAAAAGCCATTTATAATGCAGTTCTAAATTCGATTCATATTCTCGACGGTAAAGATAAAACAAACGATAAAGGTTCTATTCCTAAATTATTGTCAGATGCTTTGTCGGTTAGTTTTGATAATTCAGTTGGGCATGATTATCTTGAAGACTCCGACAATCGATATGAATTTTATCACAGAAAAGAGGAAAGAATTCCTTTCGATCTTGATTATTTCAACAAGATAACCAAAGGCGGCTTACCCGCAAAAACTCTTAATATTGCGCTTGCAGGCACTGGTGTGGGGAAATCTCTGTTCATGTGTCATGTGGCTGCCGGCTGTATGACACAAGGTAAAAATGTACTGTATATCACGCTAGAGATGGCCGAAGAAAAGATTGCAGAAAGAATCGACGCGAATCTTTTGAATGTGTCTATCGATGATCTGATGGAATTACCCAAAGATGTATATGATAAAAAAGTAAAACGTGTGAGGGACATGACTACGGGTAAATTGATTATCAAAGAATATCCAACCGCATCAGCATCGTCTGTGCATTTTAGGACACTTCTAAATGAACTTAATCTTAAAAAGAATTTTGTACCTGATATCATTTTTATTGACTACCTTAATATTTGCTGTTCTGCTCGTATCAAAGCTGGAGCAAATGTCAACTCTTACACTTATGTCAAAGCTATTGCAGAAGAATTGCGAGGTCTTGCAGTTGAATTCGGAGTTCCAATTGTTTCTGCTACACAAACCACAAGGAGTGGTTATACCTCTTCCGACCCCGGGCTTGAGGACACAAGTGAAAGTTTCGGTTTGCCCGCAACTGCTGACCTAATGTTTGCTTTGATCTCATCTGAAGAACTTGAAGCATTGAATCAAATTATGGTCAAACAATTAAAAAATCGATACTCTGATCCGACCGCACATAAGAGATTCGTTGTTGGTATCGACAGATCAAAAATGAAACTATATGATGTTGAACAATCTGCTCAAGGTGGCATTGCGGATGCTGGAAGTAACCCAGTTATGAAATCTGAAAATAAATTTGATAGAAAGGACTTCAAAGCATTTAAAGTATAATAATAAATAGTGATAAGTTAACTAAAAATGAAATCATGGCAAACTTATCACTATCAGAAATTAAAAAAAGATCATCAAGGATTCCCATTCTCGTTTCAAAGTTGGTCGATAAAACACCTTTTGAGTTGACAGGCTCAAAAAAATTTGTTGCAAACTCTATAAGAATTTACAATAAAAATGCTCTGTCTAATGTTTTTACACCAAAAAAGAAAGATGATAAGCAATACAAAGATGCAATAAACTATTTGTCCAAGAAGGCAACCTCTAGTGATAAAATTGTAATAACCGATGGATTTACTGAATATACTCTAACTCAAATTGTTAAAAGTTCAGAATTTGGTGGAAAGGGCGCAGGAGGCGGTTTAATAAAAGAAGAGCAAGCACAGAAAGACTTACAATCTGAAATTGATGAAGCAATTAAAAAAAATAAAGGTCCTATTACAATAAAATGTGGCACTGTTCTGTATAAAAACATAATTAGAGTAGAAAAAACTAGTGGAACTCCTAAGTCAGATTTTCATTTAGTAAACACCGCCGATGAAGCAGTTATTTGGATTTCACACAAAGACGGATCTACAGCAAAAGATTTTCAACAGTGGGGTGGCATTTCTGAAAGAAAAGAACCTAAAATTTTTAATCATCCAGAAACACAAAAATTCATTACAGATTTAAAAAATACTTATACGCAAGGATTGCCTCCAGCAACAACTGTTTATCGTCATATAAAAGACAAAAACTTAAAATTTTTTTCAGTCTATGGGAATGCTTATGGTGGTGCCCTCGGTGAACAAAACGTAACAATATTATTACAAGGCCCACCAGGATTAAAAAAAGTAGGAAATCATTATGAATTGACAGCAAACCATGTTCATTTCAATGGTGATTCTGTGGATGGAAACGGATTTGATCCTGTTTTAATGGCGATATATAAAGGTGACAGAAGTGATGCGGGTGTCAAAGGCACAAGAATAGTTATATCACCAGTAGGTGGCAGAAAGGGAACTGAATTTCCTTCGAAATAAAAGTGAGGTAATAATGAAACCATTAGTGACAGTTATAACACCAACCACAGGCAGTGAACAATTAAAAGACGCTGTTTTGTCGGTAGAAAATCAAACATACGAAAACATTCAGTATCTTATCGTTATTGATGGCAAAGAAAGAGAAGAAAAAACTAGGAATGTTTTAGATTCTCTAAATTGCCAACGATATGATCTAATTACACTCCCACAAGTTACAGGATATCAGCAATATAATGGGCACAGAATCTATGGTGCAATGACATATATTGCCGAAGGTGAATATCTGTGCTTTCTTGATCAAGATAATTGGTATGAACCTAATCATATCGAAAGTCTTGTCAATATTGCACATGAAAAAATGTGGGCATATTCACTGAGAAAAATCGTCGATCAATCAGGAAACTTCATTTGCAATGATGACTGTGAATCATTAGGTAAATGGAAGTCCGTTCTTGGTGATAATTTTGTGGATGTTGGTTGCTATATGATTCCAAAAGGTATCGCACTTCGCTTTTCACCTGGTTGGTATCGAAGAGCAAGACACCCTGAAGAGCAACCTGAAGTTGATCGTCTACTTTCACACTTACTATTTAAACAAGTACCACAAGAACAGGTTGACACGAACGGGCAATATACGTTAAACTATCGTGTAGCAAGCAGAGGTGATTCAGTGCAAGCAACGTTCTTTTTGAACGGTAATGAACAAATGAAAAACAGTATGAATGGAGAATACCCATGGAGAAAGATTTAATAATTGGTGCTTTCACTAATTACACTGATTATGACGTACTGAAACCTTGGGTTCAATCAATAAAAGATACAGGATTTCAAGGTGATATAGTTCTAATTGCAATTGATAGCAATGATTCATTAGTTGAAACGTTAAAAGCGGCGGGTGTCAAAGTTGTCCGAGCCAGTAATCCAGAAAAAATGATGGTGCATATGCTCAGGTTTTTGACTATCTATGACTATCTGAAAAATAATAAAAACAAATATCGGTATGTCGTTTCAACAGATGTGCGTGATGTTATCTTTCAAAGTAATCCTGTGGACTTTTTAAAGTCTAAATTTTATAATGTTGCTTTGGTTGCCGCATCAGAAGCAATCAAAATTAAAAGTGAAAAATGGAACAGAGACAATATTATTAAAAATTTCGGTTCCTATTTTTATAATGATGTTAGTGACAATGAAGTATTGAATGTTGGTATTATTGCTGGCATATCTGAAATCGTAAAAGATTTGTGTTTCTCCTTATTTCAAATGTCTCTAAACAGACCAGACTGGGTAGCCGATCAAGCCGCTTATAATATGTTGATGTCATATGAACCTTGGAAAAGTAAATGTAAAATTTTAAAATTGAAAGATGCTTGGGCTATAAATGCACATGTTACAAATAAGCCTGATCAAATGGAAGAGTTTGGTCCACATTTACTTGAAGAACGCCCATATATGAATGAGGATGGTAAAATAGTAAATTCTGAAGGAAAAGCCTTCGTCATAGTGCATCAGTATGATAGAATACCTGATTGGATGAATTTTGTTTGTAAAAAATACTATATCAAAATCACCAAAGAT